CACTCCAGCTATTAGTTTTCTCAAATACTATAGCTGCGCCTGGTGTAATATTGGAAGTTTCACTAGGACTTATGTGGAAGGCTAACCCGCCTGCTTCACCGTTGTAATCATTGTGGTGCGTTGTTACCAATGGGTATTCATCGATAGTCGAGGAGTCCGTGAGTGTTCCGCTTCTGATGGATAGCTCGCCGAACTCTCTGTCGGTGTTAATTCCGATATGTTCAGACGCAAATATTTTTTTAACATATATGGTATCATCGAGTTCCAGGTTGCCCTCGAAAGTAAATGTATCTCCATCGAAAGTGAAACTGTCATAGGTTATAAATCGGTAGTTGTCTGCATCCCACACCGCTATACCTTCGTCGTCTGGTTCATCTTCTCGTGTTGCAACGGGCTGTAGATCTCCCACTTCACCGATTTGGAAATTAGTTCCATCTTCAACAAACACAAATTGGTAATCGTATAGAGATCCACGATCGACTTCAATACCAGCTATACCCTCAGTAACTCCTACACCAGTTTCTCCCTTATTTATTACCAGCAGGTTATCTTCAACTTCTACCGTCTCTACTTCAGCAATAAATTCGGTACCTTTGACAGTTAAGTCACCATGTACAGTAACACTACCATCAAATCGTCCTCTACCATCACCAGCTACATGAAGTTCTACATCTGGGCTGGTAGTCTGAATACCTATTCGACCGCCCTCAACGTAGAAGTCGCCGTTAAGGCCTTCATCAAGTACAACGGAGAAGTCACCTTCTACATAACTATCGGTGATTTTTACATTTTCTATATCTCCAACATAAGTTGCATCTCCGTCTTCATCCCAACTAATATTACCGCCTGCTAAATGACCAGAACCGTCGTTACGTAAGATCCAAGCGTCGTCATCATGCTTTATCTCACCAGAAGAGTCAAGGATTAAACTGCCTCCAGTAAGTTGTGTTTCTCCTATATCCCAACCACCGATAGCTCCATCTTCGGCAGTTATTACACCGGAAATGGTTAAATCACCATCTTCAAATACTAACTTATCATCGCCTAGCATCAATTTGGAGTTATCTAAATCAAAGTAGCTCAAACCATCTTTTGCTAACAGTGTTCCGGTTTCAATATGACTGGCTGTTAAGAAGTCAGTTTTTATTAATCCTTGCTCTCCGCCTTCCGGATCAACAATTTCTAAGGAATGAGCCTGTATAGCGCCTTCTAAAAACAAATCAGCAGACATATATACCTGTTGTTCAGTAACACCAAAAACAGGAGTACCATCTTCAGGGTCTTGAGTTGTATCAGCATATATTCTAAATCTATCTGCAAGAATATCAAAAGTAGACATCTCTTCCTCTAAAGCCAAACCGAAACCAGCAATCATATTTTCATTTGTTTCACTATGTTGTTCTATCTTAACAGTAAACTCATCTTCTAACAACTGCATTTTTGCTGTTTTAGTTATGTCGCCGTCTTCGTAGTGGTCAGTTACAATTTGGGTGATATTGTCAGTTGCAATAGTTAATTCTTCGTCTTCAATCTCAATCCATTCACTGCCGTCAAAACGGTGCATTCGATTTCTGGGTCCTTCTTCACCGATACTCGTATCAACCCACAAATCGCCTTCATCAGCGACGTCCGAACTAGGTGCGGTATCTTGTCTAAAGGTTGTAATACTTGCACTTATACCGTCACGTAAGTCTTCAATCAAGTGGGACTCATCGATGATATTTTCATCTATCTCAAAATCACGAAGTTTTAATGTATTGGCAACTACGGGCGGACTAGACTTTGATCCTTCTCCATGAATATCGTATGCACTTACTTCGACTTCGAATTCTTCGCCAGAATCTGCATCGAATCTTTGCGCGGTTAGGCGAGTGACATCACGTTTCTTAGTTTCTTGTGTATCCGTATCTGTTACATACAAGTAATACCCTTGTATAGTAGGATCGGTCAGTATAGGAATGTCTACCACGAATCCGGAGAAGTACTCAGTTATATCCGTCGAACTCAACGCGGGTGTATCTGGAACTTCGTTATCGGAGTTTACTTCTAGTGTACCTTCTGAGTAATACTCCGAAGTACTATAGGATTTAATGTATACGGTTACGTGCCGCGGATTGGTCATATCAAGTGGGTTATCTTCTGGATGCTCAAACAGTACTTGAGTACTATTACCCCGATATACGAGTTCTTCGGTTTCTTCACCCCAGTTATCGTCTTCTGTCCTTACTTCATAACCACCCAAGGCTTTGAAATCGACCGCACCCCACTTTATCTCAATCTCGGTATTATGGTTTTCATTGACTAATTCGGGTACGTCGGGACGTTGTTCAACAACTGTCACTGAAGCGGATTCATCAGAGTATACCTCAGAGTTGTTCCTCGCACGGATATATAACGTAGCTTCGCGGAAATTTAAGTCGGTAAGTGTAACCGCATTGCTATCTCCCCGGTATAACTGTTCGGGTCCATATACACCCCAATTAGCATCTTCGGTGCGTATCTCGTAAAAGTCTAAATCACTGTCTGTTACGTCTTCCCACTTAATGAATAAGGAGTCTGCAAATGTATATTCGATTGTATTTTCGTCTACCGCTAGCGGTCCATCAGTTTTACCCTCTATGGTTATAGATGCAACGGGTGCATCTACTTTATTGGCTTTCCTGTCGTTGATAGTAACTGCAACGACTCGTACATCGTATTCGCCTTTCTCTGTTACAGGTATATCTATACGGGAACTCTCGTCATAATCTATAGTAGCATAGCTATCCCAATCAGTGTCTAACTCGCCTTCAGTTCCTCTATATGCTACATACACAATAGCATGACTGTAAAAAATGTATGAAGGATGATCAAAATCAACTCTGATATGTGACATCATACTACCTTCACCGATATCTTTTACAACCTCACTCACATTTAAACCAGTAACGTGTGGTGGTTCTTCGCCTTTACCAGGTAATTCGGGCGCGCGCGGTGCATCTAAAGGTACGTCTTCGTCTTCATAAATACTAGGTTCGTAGGCTTGGCAAGTAATAGTGATGTCTTCGTCTTCAGCTTCGTTCATTTCACGAATACGGAACTCTCTAGCACCTTCCCAAATAGCAACAGGATGCTCTACTTCAACAACATCGCCTACTTGGCACTGTATCGACTCAATATTGGCGGAAAATGAACAGAATTGATCAGTGAACCATATTTCGTTGAGCAAATATCTTGCTTTCCTTTTTGCTTGTGTTCTGGATGTTATTCCTAACAACGATACTTCTTCTTCACGGATATTTCCACTTTGTTCGATGTCCGATTTATTAGTTACACTAACCGATGCACGTTCCCAGTTTTTAGATGGTTCAATGTAAGTTACCGTAACCTTATTAGGTTTTTCACTGTAGTCTAAGCGAGAGCAACTAAAGGAATTTTCATTAATAGTTGATTCATCAAATGTCTGTACAACACCTTCACCAGCCTGCTGTACTTGTATAGTAATACCATCGTGTTCGTTGGTAACAATACCACGGCAGATGGATAACATTGTTTCGATTTGGTCTTTAGCACCGCGTTGCTCGTCTAGACTCACATCCAAACGGAAGCGTGGCTCCGTAACGTCATCCTCAACATCAGGTCCACCATAAGTAACTTCTTCCCCGCAATACTGTGCTGCTTCTATGAAACTGTCAACATTAATATCGTCTGTACTAACACCAAGTCCATAGCGTTTATTTGTTAGTAAATCAAGTAAACACCATATAGGATTCTCAGTGTATTTTTCAGTCCAAGACCCATTCTCGTAAACATCAACTATACGCCCTCGTACTAACGCTGTTACCGTAGGTGAGTCAATAACTTGGAACTCTTTGTGTGAAATATCTAAACTAACATATGCAGTATACGGAAATGTTTCTCCGTCCTCATTTATTTCATGTGCGACTTGATCAGGCTCACCTAATCTAATTTTGTTTTTAACTGTATCAACACCTACGTCGACGTCTACTTCTACCCATTGTGTAGCAATACCTCGCTGGGAGCCTAGTAGCCAAGTACCATGGAGGTCGGTATCTTCTTCACCAATCTCAATAGTTTCTGTATGGACATTATCTTCCCCACTCTCTAATGGGTAATTTTCAATGAAATTTTCATCCTCTTCAGCGNNATNCTCGGCGTTAGTTCTAAAGTNCTCCATATGTGGTGCGTCAATGTAGGTGACGGAAAATGTATGCCATTGTCTCTGACGCATACGCCAGGTGATCAACATCGGGCAATCTTCTTTCCTCACTTCGAATGTAGTAGTATTAGTACCAGGTCCAGGGAAAGTCCCGTATGCGGAGTAAGTGCCACCAGGTACATATTTTATAATCGCTTCGTCACCGCGAACGTTTATAATTTTATCTATGGGTCCTTCACTGATACCGATTTGGTAATCCACTTTATCTACTATCGGATCATCATCAGGGTCAGGAGGATCTTCATAGTGCACCTTCTGATAAATAATATTCCCCGCAACTTGGTGTTCACCATACACTATCGGTACAGGCATATCTTGTGATTTTGTGTTCGATAGCGGATCTGGACTATAAGTAGGGCTAGGAGGGTCGTCCATATCCTGACTTGCTCTGTATAACCTCCACGCTATTGATAAACCTTGTAAAACCCAAAAGCCTGTACTCGCTGGCATTTAAATTTCCTCCCTTCATTTTCTTATTTTCTCTTTAGGACGGTACATCCTTACCATCCGGTATATTTAAAAATCCACCGAACTTATCTGTGTTATCCCAGTACTGACAGCCGTGCATATCTCCTACCTCTTCATCCTCTTCTTGGCCGTAAAATTTGCTACATCCTGCTTCTATCTCACAAGGCTCTCCCTCAATGGCATATAAGAACGGTACGTCTACTGTTACTTCTTCATTTGTCGAATTTAATATATAACGCGACTCATCACCGATTGTAATATTACCGTAAATCCATTCATTATCTTCAGAGCCGCTCACCGCGTCAGTAGTAATAATACGCCCGGTTTCATCCGTATCTGTAACCATGCCGCTGGTAGTGGGTACATCGACGCCACAAATCTCGTCGCCGAATTCCCAGGGACAAAAAATCGTGTATTTTCTCGCGGGTAATTGTCTCTCTACTAAATCTATACGACCGACGACAGTGATTGCAAGCGTTTCTTGATCGAGCGATACGCCGTCAATCCTTCCTGTAAACATTTTTATTCCGTGTGCTGCACTATCAAGATGGCCACGAAAAACTTTTAATATCTCAACAACCGCATTACGTATCTCTGTTGTCCTTAACAACGTAGAAAAGTCCAAATCTATATTACCGATGTTTACCGAAACTTCTTGGTTAGATAAGGAGATGTCAGTCTGTATATCACCACGCGAGATGTCATAACCCGAATAAGTTTGAGGATTATCGTCTTCATCGAAGAACTCTATGTCTTCCATAGAGCTGGCTAAATACAGCGTAGTATGCGGTAAATATAGCCGATATAAATCCAACGGTCTATTAGCCGCTTTATCTTTTTCTGCATTAATATCTATACTTAATTCGCGCATTAACATCGCCCTCCTTTATCGATTCGGTCGCTACTTAGTCTTCACCTATAACTTCTATCATAGGAAGTGAAAACTCGTATACGTAGTCGTACTCTGACCATATTTCTGTACCTTCGCGTTCCTCGAGATCTGTTTCTTCTGCTTCTAGCTCATCCGTATCAAAACGCATTGTGTACTCGGTATCATCTCGAGGATCAGTCCATTCAAAGGATTCAAAACGTCCTTGCCTGTCATCGAAAAAGTCGAGAATGTCTTCAAACGTATCATCATCAACGATAAAATCCAGCGCCACACGAATACGTTTAGATCCTTTAGAACGACGTTGTTCACTTACGTCTTCCTTACTGGTTATCAAAGTGTTATGAATACTACCTAAGCTACGGACACGTTCTGGTTGCCAATCGAAGACGGGTTCTGCATTACTCATCAGCTTTCACTCCCTTTCCTTTGTCGTTTTAATTAATTTGTCGTTTTAATTAATTTGTCGTTTTAATTAAT